ATACCAATAATCTCTACTTGCTCCTTGAAAATCTCCCCAATCATATTGACTATATCCACTTCCCCATGATGTAGTAAATTGATACTCATATTTATTACCCCCTAATTCGTTTACTATATTCTCTATCATATCTAGGCAGTTATTAGCGTCATAAAATTCTACAATTTCAGTATCAGAATGTGGGTCATAATAACCACAACTCATATTAGCTACGCATACTCCTATGCGATTCTCAGCTAACTGTCCTACATCGGTAATTGCACCTGATGTTTCTTTATATCCGTGATGTTTTAATATCGGTGCTATAGTTTTGCTAAAAGCTTTGCTAAATAGTTTGCCTGATATGTTGTTTATGAAATCTCCATTCCCTCTCCTATCTCCCTGTAAACAATATCCTACATCTTTAAACCAATCCATATCAGCCTGACTACTACCTACGCATCCAATTTCCTCTGAATGAAAGAAGGCACATTTTATATTCTTTCTAGTCATTAGCATTTCTAGTGCTAACCATATACCCACCTTATCATCTCCACCTACACCTACTTGTTTCCCTGATTCTGAGTTAAATGCAAATAAGCAATTATCATCATCAAAAACCTTGTAGTATTTATGTATTTCGTGAACTGTATCTGTGTGTGCAACTATGCAAGGGTACACATCAGCATCTCCTTTCGTTACATATATGTTGCTGTCCTTTATCTCTACTTTTGCTTGAGGGACATTCTCTCTGCAAAATTTGTGTATGTATGCTATCATATCAAATTCATTCCCACTTGTGGTTTGAATTGACAAGACATCCATCAGTAATCTTTTTCTTTTTAATAATAGTTTATTCATAGTGTTTTCGTGTTTTAGTTAATAGTTAGTTGTAAAAGAAATGAGAGGCTCAAGAATTAACCTGACCTTTGTTCTTCCTCTCAAATCTTATACAAAGATACGAATAATATCTGTAACTACCAAATTATTTAGTAGTTATTTCCATATTATTTAGAAGGGTAAATCATCTTCCTCCTTAACCTTGTCTGATGTTACCTGTTTAGGCGGCTCATAAGTATTCTCATAAGCATAGTGAGTTGCTCCTTTTTCAGAAACCTCTCTGCGTTCTGCAATAGTAATGTTCGCCCATCCTTTCTTAGCAATCTTTTGTAAATCATCTACTTTAATTGCTACATTAAATAGTTCTCCGTATTGAGTTACTACTTTTTTAATGCTAGTTGGTATGTAATTCTTGTCTGCCATTTTTTTGTTTTTCAATTTTTAATTTATATTCGTTTTTCTTTTCTATTAAGCTGTTAAGCCTTTTGGATAGTGTATTCATTTTTCTTTCAACTGAAAGGACTTCGTGTTCATAATAATTTTCACTTAAGTAAAACATAGATTCTATTTCCTCATAATTCTTTTTATATGATTTTAAAATCTTTACAAAGTTATCGTGAATTTTAATACTATGAACTATTGTTGCGTGGTTTTTGTTAAGTATTTCTCCTATTTGGTGAAAGGTTAATCCAAAAACATTTCTTAATATACCACAATAAAGCCTTCTAGCGTCTATAATAACTCTTTTTCTGCTTCTTGACTCTATAGCACCCCAACCTAAATTATACCTTGATGATATTTCAGATTTAATCTTATGGTGTCTTTCGTCAGTTAGCTCTAGTTTATATCTATTCATTTGTGCTATTTAAAGATTCAATTCCGTGAAAGCTATCCTCTCCCTGCACTACAATTATACCGCCCTGTAAGTCAATTTCTATTATATCTATAACATCTTTAACATCTATATTTAGAAAATTAGCCATTCTTTGCATTTGGTAATACCTTAAGTAATACGGGTTATCTAAATACTTCTCAATAGTAGAGCCTTTTATATTTAATATTCTACCAAACTTCTGTTTGGATATCCCTCTAATTCTAAGGATTGCTTCAAGTTCATTTCTTGAAGTTTTAATTTTATCATAAGTGTTTTTCATTTTAACAATATTTTGGTTTAACAATCATTTTTTTTAACCTACTTGTTGGAACTAAGAATTTTCTTAATCCCCTGTTGTAAAATAATTTAATATCTTTCTTTGAGAGGACTTCCATAATATCATCCTCTACAAGCTCTCCAATTAAATTATTCCCATTAGAAACAATATAAGTAAATGGTTTGCTTTGGTGTTTATGTATTTCAACTACTAAACATTCCGTTTCTTCGCATTTCTTCATATTGGTCTTTTGGGTCTGTTTTAATTTCATATTCTTTTATTTTTTTAAGTATTTTATCTGCATCTATATCTGTCAGGACATCCAATGAGTTCATTATTTCCTGTTGCTCTTGACTTGATATAGCTGTTCGGTGTAAGAGGTTCTCAATATATCCTATCTTCCACATCTCTGCTTCTAATGGTTTGCCATCAAGAACCTCATCCATCCAATCAGTCATTAGTCAGCAAGTTCATCCTGTCCGAACACTCCTTGCTCGTAAAAACCTGCAATTTTTAAAACAACTCTGCTCATCGCCCGTTTCTCAGCCATGGCAACGGGAAATTTCTTTGCTCCTCCCATTAAGTTATCATCTGCCGCCTCTCCAAAACTCATCATATTTCTAACATCAGTTTCGGCAGGGCCGGTTCTCATACTAGCAGTAGCTCTTATAACCACCCATTCTTTTGTCATTGTTACAGGTTCGTATGCTACCTGTATATTCATACTAGAAACAATCTTATCTATTCCTGTTCTAGTGATGATTACAAATCCTCGCTTGTCTTTGTAAACATCTTCTTTAACCAAGCCATGTGCTAGGAATAATCTTTTTAAAGTTTCCTCTTTGGTTTCTTTTACTTCTACTGCGTCCTGAACTTCTGATACTTTTTTCATTTTTAAATTGTTTTGATTAGTAATTAATTGTTCTTGTTCTTGCATTTTCATTTGCATAAATTCTTCTTTCATTCTTCCCATAGTTATTGTATTATTGAATTAATAAAATTATTTAGCCTAGAATCAAAGCTTGTTTCATCTCCCTTAATCATCTTGTATTCTACAATGTTAGCATTTCTAGTAGTCCCATCTGTTTTTTTATACCTAGTAGGCACATCTAATGGCTTGGACTCTATCCTATGTCCTTGCTTTTTAAGAGAATGAATGATACTTGCTAATCTATAAGCACCATATTCGTTAATAGCTTCTTTCTGTGTTAGTTTTCTACCATCTTTTAAGTGTTGTAGAATGTCACTCGTTTGTGTTTTCGTCATTTTAAAATAGTTTAGTTAGTAATTAGTTTTATTCGTAAAATTCAATTCCATTATCGCCCCGCCATAAGTGTTCTGTGTCATCTACTTCTTTATATGTATTGCATGCAACAAATAACAATGACAGAAGTAGTAGTAATAGAATTATTATTAGTGTCTTTTTCATTTTCTATAAGGAGGATATTCAACTGCTGAATCCCAAGCACTTTCACAATGTTCTTTGCAGTTATGACATATTCCTATGTCTGTATCAAATTTAGCTTCACAACAATGACTTACCTGACTCCATTCATCTTCGCATTCACAATCATCATTATCTCCACACATAATACATCTTTGGTGGTCATCACAATATTCATCCATACTCTGTGCATCTTTATCGCATAGATTACATTTTCTATTTTTTTCGTTAAATTCTGTAGGGTCGTTGCTTGTTTGGTAAGTTCCTTCTGCCCAATCTGCATAATTAAATTCCATAATAAGTGTTTTAGTTAGTAGTTGTTTATCTTAAATTCTGTACAAAGATACAATAATTTTTTAAACCACCAAACTTTTTTGTAGTTTTTTTTAAAATAAATGTAATATAATTGTAATTTAACCCTTAATTAACCCTTTGGATAGGGTATTACATACTCTTAAGGATAAAGAACAAGATAAAGGTAAGGTTAAAGAACTAAAAATAATGAGTTAATCTTGCTACCTGTCCACTTTCTTTGTCGTGTAAGAAAGCTTCACAAGCCTTAGGTGCTCCACAGAATCCTTTTCGTGAGTGCCAACTATCTGCTGATGATGGGCTTCTCATATACTCCACAGTAACCCCTATAAAATCTTTAGCATCTAACCATTTATGTTTAACCTTATGATGTATATGGTGCAGATACCAATATCTAAACTGAGTTTCACTCCACATTTTAGGTTTTTCTTGTGCCATTAATAGAGGAAGCTTATCCATCTTAGCACCATCTCCATGCTCTAATCCTATTAGATTATTACCATACTTATAATATTTTCTATGAGATACGCTAATATCAAACTTAATATCCTTTGCTTTTCTAAACCAAGATTTTAAGGTATGGGCTAAATGAAATCCACTTTGATAATCGTGATTACTCATTGAATGTAAAACATCTACAGGAGCTATAGTCCTAAGCATCTCTATTACTTTAACATAAAGCATTAAAGCTATCTCATAATGTTCCCACCACTTTCCATCTGTGTCTTGATGAGTTCCTTTAGTAGTAGTATTATAAACATTATCTATATGAAGAACATCATTACCTATACAAAATAAAATCCTATCAATATCAAATCCCTCAGATTTATTTATAAGTCCCTGAACTCCCTCCAGAACTCTCATTACTGCAGTTTCACAATCATAAGCCTCTCCTGTTTCAGTTTCACTTGCATACTTCCCTATATGTATATCTGCAGGATTTACAACTAATAGATGACTTCCTTTTTCCCTTTCAATAGGTTCGTATTCAGGAGAGTGCCCCTCTATAAAACTATTTATACTTTTAAATATTTCCTTCTCATCTACTCCGCAATCTTCTTTAGTGACTATTGAAAATCTATAATCTCCACCTGCTGATTGCCAATGTTTTACGCTTACTACATCCTTCTTATCTATACCTCTATCTAATAAATGTAAATCTAATGATGAATTGTTGTTTAGGTTATCTAGTGTTTCTGCTCTACTCTGCTTTATTAAATCTTCTTCGTCAGGAGTGAGCCTTAGCCTTTTTCCGTATTCTTTTGACATACACAAATATATAAAAAAACGATACAGGTATGCAAAAAAAATGAGGAGTTATTAACTCCCCACTCTTAACTACTAACTATCCAACTCAGAAAACACTCAAAGAAGGACTGTAAAGATATATTATTTTTTTGATATATCAGCAATACCCTGACCTAAAATAAGGACGAGAATTGCGTGGTATAAATCTTCTGCTGTACCTGTAGAAACTCCTAATATCTGAACTACTGCAGGAACTACTACTGCTGAGATTGCGTACCAAAACTTTTTACTTTTTAACATTGTTCTAATTAACCAATTTTTCATTTTTTTATTTTTTAAAGTTATTATAATTTATAATATAGTCCTACATTAAAAGAACCCTCGTCATCTTTTGTTGTATAGTTTGGCTCTACATAAAGGCTGTTCCAAACTTTTATTGACATACCAACACCTAAAGTTATATTGTCTACCGCATCTTCAGTTGGCATTTGTGCCGATAAATATAAATTATCAGACACATTGTATCTTGCTACAAAATCATAGTCATCACTATTCTTTTGAAACCCTACCATCACAGCATCAGTTACTTGATAACCAACACCAATACTATTTGTAAAATTATTTACCCCCCAAGCGCTACTGTCAGAAGGTTGTTCAATGTTGCTCATTACTCTGAATTGTGCTGAAGCACTTAAGCAAAATAATGCTACCACTATTGTTAAAACTGTTTTTTTCATTTTATCTATTTTTAATTATTAAATTTATTTCCTTACTTAATTGATTACCTAAGATGTAATTCATTAGGTAAGCGTGAGCCACTTTACTCTCTAAAATTTTATCAGGACTCTGTGCTCTATGAGTTCCTGTTAATATGCACCCCCTACTATCGGAGGGATAATTTCCTCGGTGGAAAAGTATATAGCTTCTATTCGGTACATCTTGTACAAGCAAATGAACATAATCTCTACTTCCACTTTCTCTTGCTAATCTAACCCTACATCCATATATTCCTTCGGGGACGCAAGATACACTTTTTTCATTATCTCTCCACGCTAACTCTAGTGTATGTGCAATAAATTCCGAATTACAATACAGCTTACCTATAACTGACTTATCAGTAAATGTATCCCTGATTAACAGTAAGTTAGCTCTACCTTCCTTGTCCTCTATATTTTTTCTTATAGCCATTCTGACCTTTTGAAGAATTTTTAGAATGAACTCCTTTGCGTTTTTTAGCTCTTTTTTCACAGAATTTCCAAGTTACCTTAGCCACTACTCTCCTTCTCCTATACCACCCTTAGTAACCGCAACATATTCAATATCTATGCTCTCTGTTTCGTTAGCACTCTGTCCATTTATTTCCTGAATATCAGCAAAAGTAACCAATCCCGAAGCTGCTAATCTAGCAATATCTGGACTCATCAATAAAAATGTTTCTCCTGCCTCAACATTAATATATATATAATTAACGCCATTGTATAGTTCTAATATTAGAGCATTAGTATCGTCAGTATTTGTAATTCTAAAATAAGAGTAGTCAGCTACAACAACTTGACCTCTAGCGTCTGCACTAGATAATTTAAGGATAGTTGTGAACACTCCCCCTTCCCCTCCTTTACCCGAAAGAGTCATTATTCTTTGGTCTATCTTTCCATTACCCGCAAAAGTTTTTGTCATAGAATTTCCATAAGCCACCCCATTTAAAGAAATAGTTTCATTTATAGTAACCGATAAATCGCTTTGTAGTATTGTTCCTGCCATTTTATTTGTTTTTTGTTTTTATAAATTTGTAAATTGTAAATGCTATTGCCATTCCTAAAGATAAAAAAGTCAATATTTCATTTGCTTGTGTTAATGAAATTCCTATAGCCCCCAAGTTAGCACCTATTGTTTGTATTGTATCATTCATCTGTACTTTCATTTTTTTAATTTCTAATAATTTTCCACCGTATGCCCTATTAAATATACTTTTAATCCGACACCTTCATTTCCACCCCCTCCAATAGTTGTTATATCTATGGTTATTTGGGCATCATCTAGTAACTCCGCATCTGATATTACCGCAGCCGCTTCAGCAGTAGTTGATGTTTTTTCTGTTGCATCTATAGTTAGTAATGTAGATAAAACACTTACACCTTCCTCTAAAATATCTACAGTCACAATATCATCTGCCGCAGTAAACAAACTCGCTCTTACCCCCGTTAATCTGAAGCCATAAGGCAATCTCATATAATCAGCGTTAGGCGCTACAGCGCAAGTTGTACTAATAGTACCATAAGATAACACATAACACTTTCTAACTCTCATCCACACTAAATTACCGTCAGAGCTAACACTCCCTGTTCCATTTGTTTTACCTAAAAAACTATTATTCTGCGCACCTTCAAATCCCATAGGATTATGTCGGTTTCCGTCTAGTAAATTCTTATGTTCGTTTGCTGCCATATTTTAATTTTTTAACAATCGTTACAGTTGCA